TCAAACTAAAATCCATCCATTTGAATCATCACCAGCACCATCAGCGTTATCTCGTTTAATGTAAAGTATTGCGCCAGTTGTTCCCGCATCATCCATGTATATCGCACCTTGCAAGGCTGGAACCGAACCCTCTGGGATACCAGTTCCGATGATTAAAGATCGTTGTGTTATTGTACTAAAAAACTCCCTGCTTTGCACTGTTAAGCTGCCATCTGGCTCAACAATCGGCCTGTCAAGGCTAATACTAGAAACTTTAGTTACCACGTTGACCGCCTTTTACCCTAGCTTCAAGCTTGATAAACTCAGATTCTACGCCGTCAGACATAGCGAATCTAATTAGCGCCTCTCTTGGAAATCTGCCAAGCCGGTTCCAAGCTGTACGCGAATTATACTTGCCAATAGTACCGATACATCGACTGGTTTCATCGTCAAAAGCCTCTCCCGTTTTAGATGTCGCCATTCTAATTTTTGGGTTAGGTATTTCAAGCGTACCCACGCCACTTTTAAATGTTGGCTCAAGCTCAACGATTGAGATTGCATTGCCTTGATTTGTTAGCGGCTGGATAACACATGAGCGTATAATTTCATTACCGTACTCTGTGTAAGTGAATGGGCTAATATCGCCTATGCGCCCATCTCTTGAGTCACCGCACAACAGATACCCGTCAACAAATGCGACTGAGTTAACGCGCCATCTTATTGTCTGTGTAAACCCCTTGTTATCCAATACTTGACTAGTTCTTTCGTTCCACTTGTTTGTAACTGTGTTAAATTCAAGCGTTAATTTAGGAAATGAAAAACCAATAAAATAAGCGCCATTTTGTGCAAAAGAATAACTAAATGCACCCTCAATTTCAGCAGCCGAAAAGCTTTGCAGTATCTTATCAATAGCTGTGGTCGATGCCTTTTGAGCCTGATTACCTGTAAGTATCCAGATGGCTGGACTTTCGTTAGTGCCTGCTCCAATCCACATAAAGCTGTTGTTGGTGCTTTCCATGCTAAACGGGGCAGACACACCCTTATCTATAAAGAAGCCTGTGCGCTGATACACTGAGCCGTTAAACGTGAATTCTTCAATAGTTTCACTGCCGCCAATGTAAACCCTGTTATTGTTTGTGTGAATGGCTGTGATGATATCTGGATCAGACTCCGCAGAGAATACATCTAACGCACTCCAGTTTGTGCCATCGTTAGCTGATGATCGAATAAATTTCTTAGTGTTTGTTGTGACAACAAAGAATGAGCTATTAAACATGACATGTTGAGGTGCGCCGTTAGCAGTAAAGCTTGCATCGGTTATTTGCACAAATGGGGTGCCACTTGATTCATCAATGATGTAACCATTACCGCTTGGAACCAATACCATTAGTTGCTTCCCGTTATCAGCCATGCTTACCCGACCATCACCAGGTATTGTACCTAATGTGACAGGTGTAAACGAAACAATACCCTCCTCATCAAAAGCAATAGTGATTGATACGAGCGTTTCACCGTTTAAAAAGTAAGCGACCCCAGCCTTTACATGTGACCCTCGGTTAATTTGTTGAATCTCGCCCGTTGTAGTGCGCTGAGTGATGCCAGCACAACCACGCAATGATACTGGTGATACATCGCCCTGACTCTGACTAACTTGACGATACCAGTTGATACATTCCTGCTCTGATATGTCGAGCGTCTCAGACTCGTAAAAGCCGTCTAATGGTAAGGTTACTCTAGGCATTATCTGGCCTCTATGAGAAAACTAGAGTTCAGTTCAAGAGTTACGTTGTCACTGCTTGAATTATTAGCTATTTCGAATAAAAAATAATCATTCGTGTCTAGCGCAATATTGCTAATAACGGTGATAAATGCAACATCACGACCACCAACAAGCGCATTAACAGGCCTGATTACTGGTTGAAAATCGAGAAACGCACTTGCCGAGTCATCCCACTTTTTGATCCTTACGGCTAATTCACTCCCAGAAGTACCTTCGATTGTAAAGTCTGCTTGAATTTTAAATTCTATAGGACTAGCGCCTATATGCCTTAACTGTCCACTTGCGGGAGAATCAAAGTGTGATAATCCGCTCGGAGTCCATGTTGCGTTTAGTGCGTAAAAAGTAGAGGTAACAGAAATTACTGTTGCACTCTCTGCTGATGCTGTTTGTTTGCCGCCGATAAAGGTATTGCGAATGCCAACGTTAGCAGTCCATAATGAGGCCAAATCACTATTTACCATGTTAGGGATAATGGTTGCATCCAAAGAATTAAACGCTCCGTTTCTAGAAAGCAAGCACCCATCCAATTGTAACGTTGACGAGTTAGGAAAGTTACCCGGCGCGAAATCAACAAATGAAACAGTAGCGTTCAAGTCAGCGTTCATATTTGACCTAAAGCGAGAACTCATTAAAAATCCAGCGCCAGCCGAAAATAAACTGTAAGCGCCATCGACAAGACTTCTGACTATTGAAGTGTCTATGAAGTAACCACCAACCCAAGCGCCAGCCAGTGTCAACTGAGGCTTGCCGCCAAATCGACCAGTGCCAACCTCTAAGCCTTGGCGGTAATTGGTTATCGTTCCGAGTGACTCACAATCGTTATAGTTGATTCTCGAAAACTCAAACGCATCGAACCCTGTTGCACTTGTTATATTGTAAACTTGCGAGGTTGCGCCTGTTACCTCTAAAGCGTAATCCCTACCGATAATATTACCTGACCCGCCAACTGGTGATATGAACATAGTGTAACCCACAACACTTGACGTTAATTTAGACACGTCGAAGTTATAACCCGTTAGGTTTAAGCCGCCAGCTGGTACTGATATTTGTTGTGCTGCCATGTTGATAATGCCATCAATAAAGTATTCTTTCGTGCTGTCAAGTATGCCAGCCAAATCGCTTGCTTGAGTCACAACAACACGATTAGATAAACCAGTGGATGGGTCAATAGTATTTGAAACTGTGATCGCATTGCCAGCTTTAAGAAGCGATATACCCTGACCAGCTACAAAAGAGCTAAACACTGGAACATTGGCAGATACGTCATCAATGATAGTTGTGCCTGTAACGTCTTGGGTTACATTCAGCTTGATGCTAATGCCGTTCTCTGCTGATATTGTTGCAGAGATACCTGATCCGCTTTCAATGTTTCTGAAGTTATTAACGCCAGCTTGTGGCTGCTCCAATACTGGCGCACCGAATGCATTACCAACCTGGTTTAAGTTGGTCAGTCCACTCATGGCATTAAACAAGCCATCATATGAGAAATTCACGTTAGTCTGTGCGCGTAAGCCTGTTACTAAGTCACCAGATGCAAACGTCACCTGCGTTGATAATTGACTTTCTTTTTTACTCGCCATTACTGTTGTCCTCTAGAAGAATTGAACCACCGCGCTCTGTCAATAGCTCATCATCTGGGCATCCGTAGAACTTGTCAGTGTTAAATGTGTTTTCCTGCTCGTTACCACTACCAAGAGGCAATGTACAAGGATGAAAGGCTGGCAGCACGGTAACAGCTATGCGTCTAATTTCTTGCAAGCCAGAGCGTGCTGATTGCATTAACTCTGCTGTCAATGGCATATCATAGGTTGCAAGTAATCGCTTCGCTAAATTGAATATGACACCCTCAAGCGCACCATCTGGGATAGTAACTAAATCTTCTGGATTAACCACAACGGTATAGCCCAAACCATTATATGGCGTTGTTGCCATCATACGGTTTAGGTATCGTTTAGATGTTTGGAAGTCTACAGCTTCAATCGGTTGCTCGGACTGCTGAACAAGGATCTCTTGCAATGCGTCATTGATAACGCTTTGTGCAGTTTCCATTAGTTAGCCTTTTTGATTGGTTTCTTTGTGGCTGGCTTGTTTTTTGTCCAGCCAATAGATAGTGCATGTTTCAGTGAGTTGTCATTAACTGCTACTTCTGTGCCGTCTTTCTTGTAAAGCTTGTTCATGGTGTCACCTCAATTAATAACCTTAATAGCAGCCCCTCAGTGAAGGGCTACGATAAGACTACTAGCTAAGGGTTACCAAAGCCTTTACCAGCGAAGAACGGATTCATGACACCATAGGCTGGGCGAAAGTCAATACGAACCTTCTGGCTGTTCTCAAGGAAGTTAGAACCCTTACTAACACGTAGTTGTAAACCATCTTCGGTTGTAGCAACAGTATCAGTTGAATGTAACTTCTTGATTGGTACAGATGCACAAGTAAATGCTTGTTTGTGCCAGAACAGGTTAGGCTGGATGATGGTAGATGCAGCACCACCAAGAGTAATGATGTCGCTTGCTGCAATGGCTGAGTCAACAGTATTATACTGACCGTTAGCTTCAAAGATTGCAGGGCCAGTAAGAGTCAAGTTACCAGCACCAGAGCCGTTAAGAGTAACCGCCTCAGTTACAGTAGCAGTCCATACGATTGGAGCGCCTGTTTCATCAAGTACGACCTCACGAGTTGACATGTTCAAACGATAGCGACCAGTGATGGTAACAGTCTCGCCTGCAGCAACAACTAAGTTAGCTTGAAAAGCAGTAACACCAACAACCTGCGTCATGGTGTCTTTAGCTGACAAGTAAGTTGCCACTGGAGTGCCAACAACAGTACCGGCACGATCAGCGCCAACACCAGTTGAATAGCTACCAAGAGTAGTTGCAGTCATAACCTTCATGCCAGCAAAGTTTTCTTGGATAGTGGCCTTTTCGTTAGCTGTCATTGAACCAGTTTCACCACCTAGACTACGCTGGTCACCAGCAAGTTTACGTTGTGCAAAAGGGTTAACCGCATAGTTCCACATGCCATCCATTGGGATACCAGAAGATTGCATGATTGCACCAGCTTCAGCAACATCGCCCCAAGCGTCACCGCCTGCACCGATTGCAGTGCCAACTGTACCCGCTAACAATGCTGAGTTTTTCATCATAAACTTAGCATAGTCAGTTTCGAAGTCAGTAACGATGCGAGTGGCCATTGGAGCAAGTAACTTGTCCAGTTGGTTCATCTTGATCGCTTCATCAGCTTCATCGTAATCAACGAAAGACGTGAAGTAATCCTGTACGGTAGCAGTAGCTTTACCAGTTACGATAGAGCTTGCTGTTTCACCAGATACATCACCTTTGGCTGTACGTACAGAGACGTAATCAGTAGGTCGTTTAATGTCGATACTTTCGCCAGTTGAAGGGCTGAACTTGCCAGCAAAAAGCTGAGTATCTACGTTTTTAGTGATAGTACGCTCAGATTGGAATTTATCTAAGAATGATTCCATGATTTTACGCGAAAAGTTACTGTCAAAATTGTTAGCCATGAGTGGCTCCTCTATTATTCAAATTTAGCCCCGCCAAGATTTTTGTATTTAGTCTTGCTAGGGTCTGCGCCATTACCACGCAAATTAGTTGCGGGATTTGGGGCGCTGCTTGTTCTTGGTTTTAATGCGCCTGCTTTCTTCTTGACATCACCTAAAAATGTACCTACTTCATATGGCGACATGCTCGCTAACTTGTAACCGTCTTGCGGGTTTGCCGCCAGATGCTTGGTTATCAATGGCCCATCTGAGTCAGCCAATATGTGCATGACTAAGTCATCAGATAAACCGTAGTTTGCTACTGTGTTACCAGCTGCTTGTAGTTCGTTCTGGTCAATGCCCAAATCCAAAGCCTTCTTGCTATAACTAGCCATCGAGTCGTGGACTTGTTGCTGTTTAGCTTGCGCCGCTTGGTGCTGACTGTTCTGTTGTTGCTGCAAATGGTACTGATTCTGCGCGTTAAAATTAGCTTGTGCGATTAGTGCTTGCTCTCTGGCTCTAACCTTGGAATCAAAATCATCATCGAATGGGTCTGGAATATCTGGGATATTGCCGACCAATGCCGCTTGACGATTACGTTCATCCTGCTCGAATCTGGCTAGTTTTTCGCGTTCTTGTGCTAAGTCGCGCTCTAGCTGCTTCTTCTCGCCATACTGCTTATTGAACGCATCATTAGCTTTTTGCTTTGCAACCTCATTAGGGTCAACTTGTTCATTTGATTCAGCTTGAACATGCTCATCGTTTCCTGAGTCCGATATAGAATCATTTATTTCAATGGGTTCGTTAACTTCTTCTACGTACTCATCGTTTTGCAGGGTGTCACTCATGGGTAAAGACCTTTTAGGCATAGACTTTGACAGTCTGAGCAATCATTAAAGGCTGATTGTTGGCCTTGTTGCATATTTTATCATTATGTTATAAGCTCTGATATATAGGCGATTAACCACTACTTAGGAATCAAATGAAGTGTAAATTCACAGAAATAATTCACGGCAAAGGCTGGACTGCATGGGATGCCTGCAAGCATTGGGGTATTAGATACGATGTATGGCGTAGAAAGTGCCGCAACGTTAAGTTAGAGGCTCAATTGTTGAGCATGTGTAAGGGTTTGGAGGATAAAGCAAATGATTGATTGGAGCGTGATACCAAAAGAGTATGTAATGATAGGTGCCACCAACGACTTTAGCGGGGGTAATTTTTATAGCTTAGATAACAAATATGGGGTTGTAAATTGGGAGGGTGATGAAGCCTGCCCTGATGTACTACTAAGTGTTCGCCCATCCGCTGCCATTGATGTGACAAATGCCCTGCTAAATAAAATAACAAGGCTTGAGTACAAAATAGCAAGCTTGGAAGCAAAAAAATGATTAAAAAATACACCAGAAAACAGATAAACCAACAAGCTCCATTGCATAACGATGAGTTCGTCAAAGTAGCAGACTGCGAAAAGCTGTTGCAGTTGTTCGTTGAATCCGCTGTTGATGCTGGCGCTGATGCTGACAAGTTAATGAAAGGAGTTAGTTATGATAACGTACATACTTATTAGTTATGTGTACATGATGGCAAGGTCGTTGTATGGGTGCGCCAAAGAAGATAACGGCAAGGAATGGGTTAAGCTGTTTTTAGTAGCGCCATTGTCATTGCCTGTTATCTTTACTATTGACTTGATTAATTGGTAAGCCCCGTTATGGGGCT